ACAACAGCATCAATCCATGACCTATCGGCTACAGTCTTACAGTATTTAGGATAAATAAATATGACGGACGGCTTAGCCTCTTGCCTTGCATTGTCTTTGCCTGCGGTTGCAAGATTACGGTCAAACCTAACAGGAGAGAGGGCGAAAGGTTCGTCATAGACAAATCCTCCATAATCACCTTTATCTTTGACAAGTTTTACCTGCAGTTTGTCAATAAGCAGTCTTTTATCGATCATAGCTAATACCCGTATACCCTAACCCAACAGCTAGCAACTCATTCTCTGCATCTAGACAGAGATTAAACCTGTCAGCCAGAGTTTTTTGTTGGCTGCCTTGGCCATGTCCGACAGTGTAGCTAATACTTGTCCGTCCTAGAGATATTCCAGCAAAGGATTGTTTATCCTCTGCTGTCATTACTCCTGAGTCACTCAAGTAAGCTATTTGATAGGCAACTGCCCTTTTAACTGCCTTTTGGATAAAGATTAGTTCTTTTTCAAAAGGCTTGTAATCGTAGCGATTGCGACAATAAAGATTGACAGCGTGGCTAGCACGTTTTTCCATTTTTTCAAAATCTTCTACCTCGTCAAAACCCAAATCTTCAAATTCTTTTTGCGTTAAAAAAGCGATAATAACCACCTCCATCGGCTAAGACTCGAGAGCGTCATCTTCCTCTCTCTTGGCAGCCTTAGCCTTAGCTACTTTTTTGCGGCATCTTTAAGTGTAATTTTGACGGCTTTTTCTGCCTTATAAAGATAAACACCATAATGCTTATTAGCTACGATTTGATTAATCGCTTTTGTGATATCTCGGTCTGTTTCAACCATTGTGTTACGTTTAAGCATGATACGTAGTGCACCTTTGCGAACCATGTAGGCAGTTCCTTTAGGGCATTTGCGAGAACGCACAATTTGTACCCCTAAAACTTCACCATAAACACCAGAGACAACACGATTTGCTCCAACCTCGGTAGCACCTAACCACTCCTTCGCGGCATCTAAACGTAGGGTAGAGGCATCCGCCGGATTCATGACAATGACTGTCTCTGCGTCATCTTCGTCATTAAAAATATCTAGCGCTTTAGATACACCATCAACCGTAGCAGTAGCTTCCACAGTTTGAGTCGATTTACTTAACGCGTCAAGCACGTCTGCATCGACTTTGTGGTCAATAGCCTCAACGATTTGCTTTGCTGCCTGACCTACAGGATCCCCATACCCAGATAAGATAGCTTCGTCAGTGATTTCTACACCTTTTCCGGCTTTTTTAATGGTCATAGTAGTCTTTTTGAAGCCAAGTTGAGTCATTGGGATAGCTTCACCCTCGGCAACATCTTCTGCGTCACCAATGTAATCCCATTTAGGCACTGTTAAAGTTGTACCTGGTTGTCCTTCTAAAGTTGTATCTACTTCAGCAAGAGGAGCAAAGCGAATCGCTTTCCCTACCTCTGCGTCAATCATATCCGCTAGAACCTCAGGGTCTAGCATTTGTGCCATTTTAGTTGTTCCTACTGCCATTTTTTAATTTCCTTTCAATTGGTCATAAAGATTCTTATTTTTTAGTTTTAGGTCCAGTTTTTCTTGGTAAGACATCTTTGCAAAGTCTTCCTTAGACACCGAACCTTGTCCGTTATCAGCAGACGGGTTGCCTGCCACTGTGATTTTGGGAGCTTTATCCTTTGTTTGGCCAAAGTGAGGATACTTACCCAAAACCGTTTTGATTGCATCCTCTATGCTTGTCTCGTCAGTGACAAGACGCTCAGATAGTGCAATCACATCATCAATAGATTCAGCGTTCACACCTAAAGACATTGCTGCTAGCTTTGCGTTAAGAGCCTTATTGTTTGCCCGAGCTTCCTCAAGCTCTTTGTCTTTAGCATTCAAGATTTCTGTCTGTTTTTCTGACTCGCTTTTTTGTGACTCTTGCCACTCTTTGAAGGCTTTTAGTGCATCCTTGGCTGATTCCACGTCATCAAAACCTAAGTCTTTGACTGCTTTGTTATAGCCTTTAGAGTGCTCTTTAGTTCCCACTCGATTCAGATCATCTTGTGTAAATGCTTTATCTTCTTGTTGATTATTTTCCAAGTCAGTAGTCTCTTGGTCGACGTTCTCATTTGTCACATTTTCCATGTGCATTCCCTCCTATAAAAGCGATAGGTCGCTAATTTCCGTTCTTTAACGCCTGCGGATAAAGGCGCAATAAAAAGCCGTATTGCTACGACTTTTGTTTAAATGTGGTTAACATAAAAAATGGGAGCAAAATCCACCATCCGCTATGGAAAACGTGGATTAGCCAACAGGTCATGACCAAGACAGCCAAGTTATAAATTAACCAAGTGAGATATTTCATTTCTTACCCCACTTACGCTTATAGTTTTGTTTGATATAGTCAACATAATCACCAACCGACTTGATAGCTATTTGGTTATCTAGCGTCGCTGATTTAACAGTCGCTAACTCTTCGTTTGTTGCTACAGCATTCCGTTGAACGATTGATTTTAGCTTCATGATTTCTTTGTTTTGACTCTTAATTGCTTCTGCTTGCATAGCATTTTCCGCAACAAGCATCATCACAACTGTTTCCAACTTACGTTTTTTCTTAATGCGTTTATTCATCGCCTTCTCCTTTTTAAGCATAAGAAAAGCACCTAGCTTTTAGCTAAATGCTTATAAGATTAAATTGCTGATATTTTATCAACTAGATCATCAAACTTCTTAGTTCTATCCGAGACGCTTTCGCCATCTCCCGTTAAGTAATTAGAGGTTTGCTGTAACTCGTCCACTAATACATCCCAGTTATCGTCATTATCTTCAAGCTCAAACAAAGGAGAGACATCTTGATTTACAGATAATATAAAATCAATATCATCATTATTTAATATTTGATTACTTATCAACATTTCTTTGATTGTCATACTTCCTCCTTGTTCTTTCGCCAGTCTTCCAAGTAGTTATAACCTTACCTGTATGTGGGTTAATATTGACGGTGACATTGTTGCCTACATAGCGCCTTGAAACTTTCCCACCTTCATCTACTACATCAGGTCTAATGTAAATAGGGTTAGCCAATGCAGTAGCGATGTGACTTTCAGAGACGCCCCTCTCATAGATTCTTTCCAGTAAGTGTCCGCTAATTTCTTTTATAGTAATTCCATCACTTGTCTGTAAGCCTATTATATCATTGATTAGCCCTTTTTTCATCACAATTTCACGCTTCATCAGGTCTGTGACAAACATTTTAGACCTAGACTTACTTTCTGCCAAAAAGTCATTACTATTGACAAGGTGATTAAGTGCACCTTGTTTATTCCTGACATCTGATTGATATTGACTAATCAAATCTTTATCACCCAACTGCTTTGCAACATGCAGTAGCTCTTTGCTTTTACGGATCGATCTCTCAATTGCCCTTTGCTTAGCTTGCGCATTCGCATTAGCTTTAGCTTGTGCAGGAGTAATATTTTTTAGGTGCTCTGGCAATTCTGGCTTACTATTCACACCAACAACAAACGGCGTTTTAGTGTGCTTGCAGTTAATTCCCAAGCATCCGTCAGGCTCACCATGCCTGTAATCAGATAAAGCTAAGATTTTTATTCCCTCTTCTTCTCTCGCTTCGCCAGTGGTGACTATTTGATGTTGCAAAGGCGCACACATCTCTCTAGCTGTAGCTTTTTTTGAGTAGTAAAAGGTATCAATGCCAAACTCCCTAGCAGGTGCTTCCTTGGCTTCATTAAAGACTCGCCAAGTCGTGGTATTGATAACAGTACGAGCATAAGAGTCCGCTCTCCACTTTCTCTCTGCTTTATCTGTAAAGCCATAAAAACCCTTTTTAAACCACTTCATCACAGTTTGATTGATAGCCTGGTCAGGAGTTTTTAAGCCTGTCACAACACCAGCAACAGCGTCTTGGATTATCCCTTGATAAGCTCCTATGACACTAATTGGTAAGGTGGTGTTAATCAAATTATGCACATCATCAACAGCCTGTCTGGCATAGTTAGATAAGTCATCTTGGATATTACTGCTAACTTGTGACTCTCTACCCAAAGCCTCTTCTAGCTGTTCTGATGTATTTTTATAAATTTTAACCCCCTCATTTTCGATGATATGACGAAGTTGAGCTTCAGCAACGCTAGAATACTTTGCAATGAGTTTAATATTATCTGCATTAAGCAGTCCAGCTTCGTGTAACTTATTAGCTTGCCAAAGATAAGGATTATCGGCTAAGCTCGCTGAGCCTCTGGCTTTTATCCTCTCAATCACTTGATCAAATAAATCAAGAGTCAGCTGATGGTACATATCAGATAACTGACTAGCTTCCAAAAGAAGCTGTTCGTCATTTAACTTAATAGGCTTCTTTTTCATCTAATCACTCTCCGTATAAATGTGTATCAGTGCGCTGTTGATTGATTTCGTCAACGATTCCAGTATTAATTTCTGCAGCTATTTCTTGGGCTTTTTCCTCTGTCACGTTTAGCACTTTTTGGATGGCCATCTCACGAGTGCCAAAGCCAGCATTAACAACTTTTATCCAGTAGTCTAACTCAGCATCTCGATCTGTAAAAACACCATCATCAAGACTTATGCTGATGTTATCCATGTCGGGAGCTTCGCCTTGGTACAAATCATAAGCTTTGGCAATCTCAAAAATTGAGATAACTAACTCTTTTAGCGATTGCTCTACTAAAGCGACAATGCTATTTCTCATTTGATACGTGTCTGAGTTTTCAGAGACGATTTCTGTTGCAGTCTTCATGCTCTTGCCATCAAAACTAAATAGTCCAGCAGATACCCCTATTTGCATCTCAAATAACGACAACCCCTCGTTGATGGCCTTGATATAGTCATCCGCTCTAATAGGTGTTGTTAGGTCCTGTATTGCGCTTGAGTCTAAATCCCTGCCTCCCATACGGATATAAACGTTTTGATCAGACTCAAAGCGAGGTCTTGGAACAACATCGCCATCAGCGGTACGAACAGTTAAAGCAGTCAAGCTCTCTGGCACAGCAACTCGACGTTGACCCATCTTAACTTCCCACATAAATTCGTCATAGGTCGTATTGATAAAGTCAATCGTTGTCTTAGCATTATCAAAGATTGACAAGCCTAGAGGACTATTAATATCCTTGTTATTCATTCCAGGGGTCTTGAGATAAGTAAAGATAGGCCTAGTCACATCTGTAACTTCAGCCTCGTCTTTTAAGTCCTCGTATACCTCAGATAACGGCACTCGGCTACCTACCTTAGTTTTATCATCTGAGCGATATAGCTCATTTGAGATAACATAATCATTAGAGCTGCGCCATTCATGGAACTCTATCAAAGTATAATAGACCTCTTTGCCATTGGTTGTCTTAATGGACTTAATAACAATAGCAGCGCTTGAAACATCCTGCGTGTTGCTCTGTAGTGGCAAAAAAACAGGCGCTTGGACAAACGCTACTCTAACTTTGTCGCCATCAACGTAGGGCCTCATGGCTAAGCCACCCAAGGCTAGACAGCTCTCGAGATATCGCTCGAAGTTTTTATTAAAACGGTCGTTTTTTAGTGTCTCACTAATAAATTTATTAGCCGCATCATCATCAACCTTAATCTCTGCTTGCTCATTAAAGACAAGGCTAGCAATCTTTTTAGCGGCCGTCCGTGCAATTGGCAGATGGTTAAGATTTCTTTTTTTAGTCTCGCCATCCGTGTTTAAGTATAAAACACTATCCCAATCGCTCTTATAGTACTTTAGATTGGTTGTTATACGGTCGTACTCTAGCTGACTGATAGCTATTTTAGGATGATCAGTTATATTTGTAAGACTCTGCGTTGTCATCACGTATTTACTCCTTGTAACAAGATTTTTTATTTTTTGGATTACTCCCATTTAAGCAACTCCTTTAGTTGTAATACCGATGCACAAACACGTTGACGCTGTATCTAAACTCGTCCATGGCATGGTTATTTTTATCGATAGGTTTGCCATTGTC